TGTAGATGCTACCTCTTCTGGGGCTAGTGCTACGGTTCTTTATACTTGTCCTGCTAAGAATAAGGGTGAGGTAAATCTGCTTACTGTCTCAAACCCAACCTCCTCAGCTATTAATGTCACTGTTGAAATCTACAACTCCCAAGCTACGGCTTACTATAGCGTTGTGAACACTATCAACATAGCAGCTAACTCTGTGGTCTACGTCGTAAGTGGGGGTGATACCATTCTCTTAAATCCTACAGACAAGGTGGTAGTTAGTGCCTCTACTGGCGGGTCTCTGACGTCCTATCTCTCAGTTAGGGAAACCTACGGGGAGGCACTAGCCTGATGTCTGAATACCTTATTGGTGGGGACACCACTCAAAACTCTACTTCTATTGACGCGGAGATGGATATTTTGGAAGTTCGTCTAGCAGCAACTTAAGGACAAGAAATGAAGAACCTGAATAAACACCGTAAGGCTATCACTGAGGCAGGTTATACCTTGTCTAAGGATGGCACACAGGTAACAAATAAATCTGGTAAGACAGTTGCAGGAACTAACGATAATGGTTTCTTTTCTGGTTCTAGCACCTTGACAAATATCTTCAAAGGTGGTACAAAGGCTAAAGGTAAAGAAGCTAAAGCTGAACCTAAAGCTAAGAGTGCTTCAACTAGTTCTACACCAAAGACTAGTAGCCGTCCCCCAAGTACCCGTAAAGATAGCACAGGTGGTCGGTCACGGTACAAATCCGCTTCTCCTGCTGGCATTTCTACTCTGATGTCTCAGGGTGGCAACAATGCAGAGACTCGTGAAAAGGGTCCAGAGCGTTCGGGTGCGTACAGTGTACCTGTAGCTAAAGAAGCAGATAAAGTACCAGCAGAACCTAAAGAGAAAAACCTCTTTACTAACGCTAAAGGTGAGAGCCTTCTACCCCAAGGCAAAGTCAAACCAACATGGGATGAATATTCTAAAATGACATCTGCTGAGAGAGAGGCTGCTGGCCTCAAACCAATGTTGTCCCGTAGGCAGTATTCAGGGAATGTGTGGAAATGACAGAGAAACAAAAGAAGTTCCTAGACGTACTCTTTGACGAAGCCCAAGGTGACTTCCTTAAAGCTAAACGTCTCGCTGGTTATAGTGAGAACACACCTACTAGGGATGTAGTAGCCTCCCTTGAAGAAGAGATTTCTACACTAGTAAAGAAGTTTCTTACAAACGCTGGGGTCAAAGCTGCTTATACAGTCAATCAGATTGTTGACGACCCTACTATTATTGGTGGCAAAGAACGTCTCGCTGCTGCCAAAGACTTGCTAGATCGTGGGGGTTTCAAAGCCACTGAAAAAGTAGAAGTGACAGCTAAGGACCCCATTTTTATCCTCCCACCAAAGAGTTAATATGTCAAAACAACGCAAAGACCTTTTTAGGGTCGCAGCCCCCGATAAGACAGATGTAGGTTATAAGTTTTACCCCATCGTCCGTGTAGGTAGATTTCTCCCATTTGGGTACAAAGAAGACCCTAACGATAAAACAATCCTCCTTCCTGTTGAAGATGAGTTGATCCTCTTTGAGCAGGCTAAGGAGTACCTGAAAAGTTACTCTCTGAGGGACGTAGCAACTTGGCTCTCTAATAAGTCAGGGCGTTATATCTCTCATGTTGGTCTAAGCCTACGAGCTAAGTCAGAACAAAAGAGAGCAAAGGAATCAATCGACTCAAAGAGGTTGCTAGAACAGTATAGTACAGCCTTTAAGAAAGCCCGTCGAATCGAAGAGACACGATTGGGTCGAAGGACTCCTACAGAGGAAGAACTAGATGACGAACTCTTTGCCAGCGTCTGCGAAGCCTGCCCCAATAGATGTAAGTAAAGCTCAACAGATCATCTTCCAACCTAACCCCGGACCTCAGACAGACTTCCTGTCAGCTTCAGAGCAAGAGGTCCTATACGGTGGATCTGCTGGTGGTGGTAAGTCCTATGCTATGGTGGCTGACCCAGTACGCTATGTGAATAACCCCAAGTCTAATAAGTTGCTTGTTCGTCGTAGTACTGAAGAACTTCGTGAACTTATCTCTATCTCTAAGAAGATGTACCCTGCAGCTATCCCCGGTGCAAGGTTCCTAGAAAGAGAAAAGACTTGGGTGTTTCCTTCTGGTGCTACTCTCTGGATGTCCTACCTTGATAGGGACGATGACGTTGAGCGTTACCAAGGTCAGGCCTTTAATTGGATTGGCTTTGACGAACTTACGCAGTGGAATACTCCATACGCTTGGGACTACATGCGTTCTCGTCTACGTACTACAAGGGACTCTGGCCTAGACCTAGTACAACGAGCTACAACTAACCCCGGAGGTGCAGGACATCACTGGGTAAAGAAAACCTTCATTGACCCTGCAGCACCCAATACTACTTTTGATGCTAGGAATATAGAAACAGGTGAGACCCTTGTTTGGCCTAAAGGTTCAAAGAAAGAAGGGGAGCCACTGTTTCAACGTAAGTTTATTCCTGCTACTTTGTTTGATAACCCGTACCTTGCTGAAGATGGTATGTACGAAGCTAACCTGCTCTCTCTACCAGAACACAAAAGACGTCAACTCCTCGAAGGTGATTGGAGTGTAGCTGAAGGTGCAGCCTTCCCAGAGTTTAATATATTTGATCATGTTATCGAACCTTTTGATATACCAGACTCGTGGATTAGGTTTAGAGCAGCCGACTATGGTTACAGTTCCTTTACTGGTGTTGTTTGGTTTGCTATTAGTCCTTCTGAGCAGCTTATCGTTTACCGAGAGTTGTACGTCTCTAGAGTCACTGCAGCAGACCTTGCACCAATGATCCTTAGGGCAGAGCAGGGAGACCGTATTAGTTATGGTGTACTGGACTCCTCTCTGTGGCATAAACGGGGCGATACAGGCCCAAGTCTAGCTGAGCAGATGATCATTAGGGGATGCCGCTGGAGGCCATCAGATCGAAGCTCAGGCTCCCGTGTGGCAGGTAAAAACGAACTGCACCGTAGGCTTGCTATAGATGAGATGACAGAGCAACCTAAGCTTGTATTCTTCAACACCTGTAGACACCTTATTTCTCAGATACCTTCTCTACCTCTTAGTAAGAACAACGCAGAAGATGTTGATACTAATGCAGAAGACCACTTGTATGATGCGCTAAGATATGGTATTATGACAAGACCTCGTAGTGACATCTTTAGTCACACACCAGAACACTCAAGACACAGTGGCTTCCAAGCTGCAGACTCCACCTTTGGATACTAGGAATAAAAAATGAACGTAGAAGTAAACGAAGAGAATCTCATTGGTGCTAAAGATACCAGTGGAGAGTTTGCCTTAGATTCTTCTGCAGGTAGTATCGTAAGCTACGTGACAGAACGGTTTAATAAAGCTGAAGATGCACGGTATGCTGACGAAGAGCGTTGGGTTCAAGCTTATCGTAACTACCGTGGTATCTATGGACCTGATGTACAGTTTACTGATTCTGAGAAGTCTCAGGTCTTTGTCAAAGTAACTAAGACAAAAGTATTGGCGGCTTATGGTCAGATCACTGAGGTACTTCTTGGTGGTGGTCGATTCCCTATTACTATTAATCCTACTACTCTACCAGAGGGTGTAGAAGAATCAGTACATATTGAGAACGCCCCTAACTTTAATGAAGCAACTAAGTCTAAGCCTAAGTCTGATCAGATGGAGCCACTGCTTCCCGGTGAGACTCTTAGTGAGTATAAGCTACGTCTAGGGCCGCTCGAAGATGATCTGTCTATCTTTGACAACGTACTTCCCGGCCCCGGAGAGACTCCTACCTCTGTCACCTTTGAACCTGCTATGGTCGCAGCAAAGAAGATGGAGAAACAAATCCATGACCAATTAGAAGAGTCAAAAGCACTTAAGCACCTTCGTTCTGCTGCCTTTGAGTGTGCTCTGTTTGGTACTGGGGTGATGAAGGGTCCCTTTGCTTATAATAAGGAATACCCTAACTGGGATGAAGAGGGTAATTACGCTCCTACCTTTAAAGACGTACCTATGGTATCTAATGTATCTATCTGGAACTTTTACCCAGACCCTGATGCATCTACCATGGAAGAAGTTGAGTACACAGTAGAACGTCATAAGATGTCTCGCACTCAGATCCGTGGACTTAAGCGCCGTCCTCAGTTCCGTAAAAACGAGATTGACATTGCCATTAGTATGGGTGAGTCCTATACAAAAGAGTGGTGGGAACAGGTAATGGAAGATGACTCTCAGGATTCCCACTCTGAGCGTTTCGAAGTACTTGAGTTCTGGGGTAACGTGGACAAAGAAGTCCTTGAGGACCATGACGTAAAGATTCCTGCCGCCCTCAAAGGTAATGATGAGATTAGTGTCAACATCTGGATTTGTAATGGTCGGGTACTCCGTCTGGTTATGAACCCATTTACCCCTGTCAATATCCCTTACTACGCAGTCCCATACGAAGTGAATCCTTACTCTATCTTTGGTGTAGGTGTAGCAGAGAACATGGAAGACACACAGCTTCTTATGAATGGCTTTATGCGCATGGCTGTTGACAATGCTGCACTCTCAGGTAACTTGATCTTTGAAGTAGATGAGACTAACCTAGTTCCCGGACAAGACCTTAAGATGTATCCCGGTAAAGTATTCCGCCGTCAGGGTGGTGCTCCCGGTCAGTCTATCTTTGGTACAAACTTCCCTAACGTCTCTAACGAGAACATGCAGATGTTTGATAAGGCTCGTGTACTCGCAGATGAATCTACAGGCTTCCCCTCTTTCGCACATGGTCAGACAGGTGTAAGTGGTGTAGGACGTACTGCATCTGGTATCTCTATGCTTATGTCTGCTGCCTCTGGTTCTATTCGTACAGTGGTAAAGAACGTAGACGATTACCTTCTTGCACCTTTGGGTAAGGCATTGTTCAACTTCAATATGCAGTTTAACTTTGACCCAGAGATTAAAGGTGACCTAGAGGTTAAAGCTTCTGGTACTGATTCTCTTATGGCTAATGAAGTACGTAGTCAACGTCTTATGCAGTTCCTTGGTGTTGTCCAGAACCCTGCACTTGCACCATTTGCTAAGATGGATTATATCATTCGTGAGATTGCACGTAGTATGGACCTTGACCCTGAGAAGGTTACTAACTCTATGCAACGTGCTGCTATCCAAGCTGAAATCCTCAAAGGGTTCCAAGCACCCCAAGCTGGACCTCCCGGTGCACCCGGTGGACCTCCCGGAGTACCCCCTGCTGGCGCTCAAGCTGGTGATCCTACAGGTGCTGGTGGTGGGACTATCGGTACTGGTCAGGCTCCTGTTCCCGGAGAGCAAGGGTTTAGTGGTAACACTGGTGGGGGTATGCCCCAATGAACCTAAAGCCTTTTGTGAACGACAAAGAAATGTGGCAGGCTTTCAAAGAAGAAATCGAGACCCGTATCCGTATGGCACACCGATCACTAGAGCAGCATAAAGAGTATGGTGACCTAAGGGCTACCCAAGGTAATATTGAGGCTCTACGGTCTCTCTTGCAACTACGTGAAAAAGTCAACGGTGGAAACTGATATGTACAATAAGCAAATGAGCCTCTTTGATGAGGGTGGAATGGCAGACGATGGAATGGACGTTGATCCGGTAAGCGGTAATGAAGTTCCTCCCGGAAGTCTGGCAGAAGAAGTCCGTGATGATATGGACGCTAAGCTTTCTGCTGGTGAGTATGTTGTACCTGCTGATGTAGTCCAGTACTTTGGTCTTAAGTTCTTTGAGAACCTCCGCTCAGAAGCTAAGGGTGACCTAGAGAAGATGGATAAAGAAGGTCGTATGGGTGGTGAACCTGTACAAGAAGAGGCCCCTGTAGGTGGTGAAGAAGAACTCTCTCCAGAAGAGATGGCAATGCTCCAAGAGATCATGGGTGGTGGCGGACAAGAAGCCCCAGTACAGATGGCTGAAGGTGGTTTGGCGAAAGGTTATAATCCTTCTCCTTCTACCTTTAAACCTACGGATTGGTCTGCTGTTGGTAGTTCTTATGGCCTATCTGGTAACTCTAGTACGAGTTCTGGTCGGGTTGTATATAAAACTTATGTAGGCCCTTCTGGTGAATCACAACTTATCATGTTTATTAATGGTAAGCCTAACACACCAATCCCAGAGGGTTTTACACTTAAGGAGACTGCAGCAGAAAAGTCCCAAGAAAAGACTGATGAGGAGATTGCAGAAGAAGAACTCCAAGCACAAGAACTGGCTAACCGTGGTCCTGCAGAAGAGGGTAACGATGAACCTTCCCAAAGCTGGGGTGAAGCTAACCTTGCGGATATCGACGAAGACCCCTCTGGCTTTATTGGTAGGGCTTTAGGTGAGATTAATTCGCCTGCTATGAATGCTATCGGTATGATTGGCGGTATAGGTAAGGGTGCTCAAGTTGCTGCAGCTACGAACAACATTGCAGAGGCAACTGCAGCAGCTAACAGGGCCGAAGCTATGGGCCTAGATATGTCTAAGGAACGTAGTGATATTCAAGCCGCAAGGGATGGTTTGGGTGTGGTGGACGATGTTACTTCAAAGTTTGGTATTGGTACAGGAGATAGGTACACAGCTTCCCTAGAAGAGGCAGCTAGATCTAAGGAAGTTGCTAAAGCAGCCGCAAAAGAAGTTTCTAAGACACCTACAACTACCTCCACTACTCCTGCAGCAACACCAGCAGCTACTCCTGCAGCAACACCCTCTACCTCTGACTCTGACTCTGCCCCTACAGGCCCTTCTGCAGGTCCTACAGGTGAAGATGAGGGTCTTTCCGGGACAGGTGGTATGGCTAAAGGTGGTCTCGTGAAGAAGCGTACCACAAAGAAGACTACTACTAAGAAAACTCAACCAAAGAAAAAAGGTCTAGCCTCTAAGTAAGATACTAGAGACAATAAGGCTACCCTGCAATCACGCAGGCCCCAACATAAGGAAATAAAATGTCTAATAAAGTTATGATCAAACCAAACTCTGTGCGTCCTAATCAAGATCGGATTAAGCGAGAAGAAGCTGAACTCGAAGCACTGATGAAAGGTGAAACACCAGAACCTGAACAAGAAGAAGTTGTTGAGGAAGTTGCGACAGAAGAGGTTGCAGGAGTAAAGGAAGCGCCTAAGGCTGAGCCTGAGGATGAAAACCTTTCTTCTGAAGAGAAAACTTTCAAGAAACGTTATGGTGATCTTCGTCGTCATTCGGCAAAAGAGAAGCAAGAACTAGAAGACCGTATTGCTGCTCTAGAGAATCAAAGTAAAGATGTCAAGCCACCTAAGACAGAAGAAGAACTTAAGGCTTGGGCTAGGAAATACCCTGACGTAGCTAGTATTATTGAGACTATTGCAGACCGTAAGGCCTCAGAGAAATTCGAAGCTGCAGATGCACGTCTTAAACTACTGGATGAACGAGAAGAAGCGATCAACCGGAGTAATGCCGAGGCTGCTATTATCAAGGCTCATCCAAACTTTAATGAGTTGAAGAACTCTGATGACTTCCATGATTGGGTAGCAGATCAACCTAAGTGGGTACAAGATGCACTCTATGAGAATGAGGATGACCCTGATTCTGTAGTACGTGTTATTGATTTGTACAACGTAGATAATGGTCTTACTCCATCAGCACGTAAGAAGTCTGCACGAGAAGCTGCCTCTGCTGTACCCTCTCGTCCCGGTTCTGCCCCAGCAGTAAAAGCAGGTCAGGCAACCTTCCGTGAAAGTGATGTCCAAAAGATGTCAGATAAAGCTTTCGAGAAGAATTGGGAACAGATTCAAAAAGATATGAAAACCCCCGGTTTCTACGACTTAACTGGTGGTGCACGTTAATTGAAATTATTGCTTGACTTCTAAGACACAAGCAGTATAACTTAGGGTACGAAGGAGAATAGGGCCTCCCACTGTGGACACCCCTATCTCTTTTATCCCCTTACACTTCTAAGAGTAAACAATAAGTAGAATCACCTGCCTGAGTATAGGCCCGTTGATCTCAAAGTTGGCCGACTGAGAGATTGATGCACCCTAGAAAACGACAGCCTCTTCTTGTATGTGTTTAGCTCTAATTCAGCCAAATATCATAGGAGAATAATGATGGCTTTTGCAACAGCAGGAGGTTATGGTAACCTTCCCAACGGTAACTTCAGTTCCGTTATCTACTCGAAGAAAGTCCAACTGGCTTTCCGTAAGTCTACAGTCGTAGGCGATATCTCTAACTCTGACTACTTTGGTGAGATTGCTTCTCAGGGTGATACAGTACGTATCATCAAAGAGCCTGAAATCACTGTAAGTGAGTATAAGCGCGGCTCTCAGATTCAAGCACAAGACTTGGATGATGAGGACTTCTCTCTGGTAATCGACAAAGCTAACTCTTTTGCTTTCAAGATTGACGATCTGGAAGAGGCTCACAGCCACGTAAACTTCATGGACCTCGCAACTAACCGTGCAGCCTATCGTTTGGCTGACCAGCATGACCAAGAAGCTCTTGGCTACCTGTCAGGTTACAAGCAGTCCTCTCTGCACTCAAACGCAGACACAGTGAATGACGTAGTAAACGGTACCAAGGCAGTAGCCACTGCAGGTTCTGATGAACTGCTGACTTCAATGAAAATCATCAAAGGTAGCTTTGGTAACATCACGACTAGTTCTGCTGGTAATCACTCGATCCCTGTAGCTGCTCGTCTCCCCGGTGCTACTGCTCTGCCAACAGCTTATGTCTCTCCGGTTATGTTGATTAACCGTATGGGCCGTCTGCTGGACCAACAGCGTGTTGATAAGTCAGGTCGCTGGTTGGTGATTGACCCAGTAATGATGGAAGTTCTGCAGGACGAAGACTCTCGTTTCCTGAATGCTGACTTCGGTGATGCTGGTGCACTGCGTAATGGTCTGGTCCTGAATAACTGGAACGGTTTCCGCGTATACGTCTCTAACAACCTCCCTGTTGTTGGTGGTGGTGCTGCGACAACTGGTACAGCTAACCAGAACACTGACTATGGTGTTATCGTCGCTGGTCATGACTCTGCGGTTGCTACTGCTGAGCAGATCAACAAAACTGAGACTTACCGTGACCCTGACAGCTTTGCTGACATTTGCCGTGGTCTTCATCTTTACGGTCGTAAGATTCTTCGTCCAGAAGCTATTACAACCGCAAAATATAACCTCGCTTAAAGGAGAGTAAGTTATGGCTACTGTTTCAACCCTCGCTAAGGCCGAAGGCGGTCGGGGTAATCCCAATCGCAAGCCTTACATGGTAGAAGTTGAGATTGATCTCGCTGCTGCCGCAACTGCTAAAGGTGGTGCTCTGGCTGCTGCTGACGTCATTGAGTGTATTAACGTCGGTGCCAACCAAGCAGTCCTGTTCGCTGGTACTGAAATCGTTACTGCCCCTGCTGGTGGTACTGGTGCTACCTTCGATCTGGGTATTACTGGCGGTGACGTAGATGCATTTGTTGACGGTGGTGCTATTACTAGTGCTACTGCTGGTACTTATGCAACTATGGTAAGCACAGCTTGTCCTATCGTAAGCTCATCTGCTTCCACCATTGATATGCTTCTGATCGGTACTACCCCAGATACTTCTGGTGTTATCCGTGTCTTTGCATACCTGATGGATTTGGATGCCTTTGGTTCAGATAAGTCTGCTGCTGAAGTTGCACGCGACCAAGTCTAAATACTGATCGGGGGCTGCTCGAAAGGGTGGCCCTCTTTCTCTTCTTTATTAGGGAAACTCGATGTCAAACTTCGTTACACTTACAAATCTAGTACTGACAAGATTGAATGAGGTTCCTCTGGATACGGGTGGGGAAGGTTTCTCCTCAGTACGTAATGTCCAAGCTCTCGCTAAGAATGCAGTTAATAATGCAATCTATGAAATCTGTCAGACAGGTCAAGAATGGCCTTTCCTGAAACAAGCTTATACAGAGACACTAGTAGCAGGCACAAGAATTTATAACTTTCCTGCAGACTACTCTTCTCCCGACTATGATACTTTCTTCCTTAAAAAGAATGATTCTCTTGGGGCTGAACCCCGTACTCTAACACCTCTCACTTTTGAGCAGTATCTACAGAACCATAAGATTCAAGATGAGAATGGGGATAGTGGTACAGGTATCTCAGAGCCTTATTTCGTATATCAAACCTATGGTGAAGCTTTCGGTGTTACCCCAGTACCTGATGCAGCTTACGAAGTAGAGTACACTTACTGGAAGATTCCAACAGCCCTCGTACTTTATGATGATGAGGCAGTGGTTCCAGCTAGGTTTAATCACATTATTGTTGATGGTGCTATGATGTACATGATGCGGTTCAGGTCTAATAATGAATCTGCAATGATCCACAAGCAAGCCTTTGATGCTGGTATCAACACAATGCGTCGAGTTCTTATTGATGAACCTCTGGATGCTAACTCTACTATGATCCAAGGAAAGAGAAAAGGACGACTTAGCTAATGGATGATATCCGCTCTTTCCCAGTTTCTTGTGCAGGCGGGTTGTTCACTAGTCTTGACGTTCTTACTCAGGCAACTCAATTCCCCGGTACAGCGATCCGATTGATTAACTATGAGCCTTCCATTCGTGGGGGCTATTCGCGTATTCAGGGGTTTACTCAAGACTATGGAACACTACCCGGAACTGGAACTACTTTAGGTCTCTCAGTCTTTGAGGATTTGAATGATGGAGTTTTTGGTTGTAGGGCACCTAGTTCAGGTAATGACTACTTCCACTACTGGGATAATGGCACCTCTGCTTGGGTAACACCTTCTACTGTAGGCACTCCTACTATGACTGGGGTTGAGAAGGTTAGGTTTGCTAAGCTTAACTGGGGTGTTGCAAGACTCGCTATGACTGATGGTATAAATCCGTTGGCCCTCTGGGATGGAACTAACTACACACAAGTAACAACTGGTAGTGTACTCTCTCAGCCTTCTTTGTGTGAGTCCTTTGCTAATCACCTCTTTATCTCTGGAGACTCTACAGAACCAAACAGCCTTGTGTTCTCTGCTCCAGAAGACCCTACAGATTTTACTCCTGCTAATGGTGCTGGTGTTATCAATGTAGGATTTAAGATCAATGCTATTAAGGCATTTAGGGATACACTCTACATCTTTGGTACTAATAATATCAAAAAGGTTGTAGGCTCCTCTATTGCTAACTTCGCTCTGCAAGATGTTACTAAAAATTTAGGTTGCGTTGCACCTGATTCTGTGGTAGAATTCAATGGTGATTTGCTCTTCCTAGGACCAGATGGTATTCGCCCTATTAGTGGTACAGACCGTATTGGTGACGTTGAGATTAACACTATCTCTAAACCTATTCAATCTGTCTTTGAGGTTCTACCCTCTTCTGAGGATATGACAAAAGCTTCTATTCTGGTACTTAATAAAAAGTCTCAGTTCAGGATGTTTTTCCCAAATGCAGAGTCTCTAGGTATTATTGGTGCTCTTCGTCGTACTGGTCAAGGTAATTCAGGCTTTGAGTTTTCTCGCCTTATTGGTATTGCAATGGTTTGCGGTGACTCTAGCTACCTCGGTGATGAAGAGTATATTATCCACGGAGATTCTACAGGAAAAGTCTTTAGGCAAGAGTCTGGGAATACTTTTGGTGGGGTAGCTATCGAGTCTCTTTTCCAGACACCTTACTTCCACATGGATGATCCCATTAATAGGAAAGTTATCCATGAAGTATACAGCTACTTAAGGGCTGACGGTGCGGTTAATATTACTATGGGCCTTACTTTTGACTATGAAGATGAGTACACCCTAAGCCCAACAGACTACACTTTTAATACTGAGGGTGCTGCAAGTTTTTATGGACTAGCTACTTATGATGAGATAAGTATCTTTGACGGTAACCCAAGTCCATTACGTAGGACTCCAGTAGAGGGTTCTGGTAGGTCAGTGTCAGTTACTTATGTCACAACCGAGGATCAAGCGCCCCATTCAATCGAAGCCCTAGTTCTAAGCTACGCAATAGCAGATAAAAGATAAGGATACCAAATGTCTGGATATACAAGACAGTCAAGTTCGGACCTAGTACCTACAGCGGTAGTTCGTTCTTCTCCCCTTAATACTGAATACAATAAAATCCGGGATGCCTTTGCCTTTGATGCTACTGGTACTACAGGACACAAGCATGACGGGTCTTCTGATGAAGGTTCTTACGTACCACTTATTGCTGACCTAGATGCACTTAATAAAGTAGCTATTGATACTGGCAATAACCGTGTTGGTTTCTTTGTAGAAGTCTCCTCTGCAGCAGTTGAGCAAGCACGTCTCTCTGATGGACTCTTTGCACCTGTCACTACTAATGATGTAGACCTTGGTGCAGTTGCTGCTAAATTTAAAGACCTCCACTTGGCAGGTGATGCTAACGTAGGTGGAGACCTCAATCTCACAGGGGACCTTGTAGGTAACGTAACAGGAAATCTTACAGGGAATGTCACAGGGAATGTCACAGGAGACCTTTCAGGTAATGTTACTGCTGCATCTGGTTCTAGCTCTTTTACCAACGTCACTATTAATGGTACACTGGATGTAACTAATACTCCAATCACTAACGTGTCTGACCCTACTTCTGCACAAGAAGCTGCGACTAAGATTTATGTGGATACGACAGATAACCTCAAGTTGAACCTTTCCGGTGGTACCATGAGTGGCGCTATCGCTATGGGTGCCTCTAAGATCACTGGCCTTGGTGACCCAACTCTTGCTCAAGATGCTGCAACTAAGGCTTATGTTGACTCTGAGGTCTCTTCTCTGGTTGACGCAGCCCCCGGTGCACTTAATACTCTGAATGAGCTTGCTGCTGCTATTGGGGATGATGCCTCTTTCTCTACAACTGTTACAAATAGTATTGCAGCTAAACTCCCTCTCTCTGGTGGTACCATGAGTGGTGCTATAGAGATGGGGACTTCTAAGATTACTGGTCTTGGTGATCCAACTCTGGCTCAAGACGCAACAACTAAAACTTACGTAGATACAGCAGATGCTCTTAAGCTGAACCTTGCTGGTGGGACCATGAGTGGTGCTATCGCTATGGGTAACTCTAAGATCACTGGTCTTGGGACTCCTACTACAGGTACAGACGCTACTACTAAGACTTATGTAGACGGTATCCTAGGCTCTGCTACTGATTCTGCTACCAGTGCTGCTGCTGCTCTAGTATCTGAAAATAATGCTGCTGCTAGTTATGATGCATTTGATGACAGGTATCTCGGTTCTAAAGCTTCTGACCCTGCGGTAGATAATGATGGTGATGCACTTCTTACTGGTGCTATCTACTGGAATACTACTGACAGTGCACTTAAAATATACGATGGAGCTTCTTGGAATACTGCTGCTTTTGACACATCTGGTGCTCTTGTCGCAGCTAATAACCTTTCAGAGCTTACAGACTCAGATGCTGCAATAACTAACCTCGGGGTTACTGCTACAGCTACAGAATTAAACTACGTAAGTGGTGTTACCTCTGCCATCCAAACACAGCTAGGTACTAAAGCTCCACTTGCATCCCCCACGTTTACAGGTACACCCACCGCCCCTACTGCAGCTCCCGGTACCAACACCACTCAGGTAGCTACCACTGCTTTCGTAAACATTGCGGCTGGTGGCTCAGTTGCAGCTCTTACCCCAGCAGCGACAGTTGACATTGACACT